GCGCTACTTTCAACAAATGTTACTCAACCTGCTGTTCCAATTGAGGCTGAAATTCCTGAAATGGTTGTGACTGCTCCTGCAGCAACTCCAGTACAAACTCCAATTGATCTAGGGATTGATTATTCGTTAGCTAATGGTACTACAATGAGGCCATTAACTGATATGGGAGGCGCTCAGGGAATACAGCCGGGGACATCAGCTAATCTTGAAAACATGGGTGGTGCTCAAGGATTAACTATTAATGTAGGTGCTCCATCTACAACTTTAGCCGAAGCTTTAGCTAACTTTGGAGGAATTAATCCTGCATACATGCCTGAAATGGGTGGTGCTCAAGGATTAACATATCAGACTCCTTCAGGATTGGTAACTGAGTCTGCATTAATTCCAACTGCGGGTTTACTGTCAACACTTGGTGAAACAGGTATTAATACAGCTACTAATATTGGTTCCGGCCTTGGAACTGAACTAGCTAGCATTAACACAGGTATTGAAGCCCCTACTACGAAAGTACCTCCAGCTACTCCTCCTGCAGCAAGTACTAACCCTTTAAGCAGCTTAACACCTTCTCAACTAGCTAACATCTTAAAAGGTGTTGTAGGTTTATTTGGAGCTGCAGGTGCTGGTAGGGCTTTATCAGGTGGCGGTGGAGGCTCTTCAATGGGTGTTGGAGCTTTACCTACACAGGGTGTTCCACTTAACAGTCAAGACTACTTCAACGCTATTCAGCAGAACTATAACACTTTGATGCCAGCTATGCCTAAGGATGTCGCTACACCTTTAGCTAACTGGTACAACTCTCAGTATGGAGCTTAAATAATGTCTATTTATCGAGGCCCCGGAGGTGCTGGTGATGCTACGAATGACGCTAGTAGTCAAGCTTCACTGGTAGCTCAGAAAGCTGCTGAGGCTCAAGTATCTGCTAACAATGCTTCAAATAGTGCCTCTAGTTCAGCTTCGTCAGCTAGTGCTGCAAGCTCCTCAGCCAGTGCAGCTTCATCGTCAGCTTCTAGCGCTTCTACATCAGCATCAAGTGCATCTACATCAGCATCCAATGCTTCTAGTTCAGCGTCTAGTGCATCTACTTCAGCTACTAATGCAGCCACATCTGCCAGTAATGCCAGTGCATCAGCCAGTGCAGCGAGTACCAGTGCATCCAATGCCTCTACTTCAGCTTCAGCGGCATCATCATCAGCTACCTCAGCAAGTTCCTCAGCTAGCTCAGCAAACACTGCTAAAGTAGCTGCTCAAGCTGCACAGACAGCTGCTGAGACTGCTCAAGCTGCTACACTTAACTTTGGTAACTCTCTTCAAGTAGGTGTTAGTACTTTAACAGCTGGCGCTAGTGCTACAGTTAGTTACAATTCAGCTACACCTTTAATTACCTTTGGTATTCCTAGGGGTGATACAGGTGCTACAGGAGCCACAGGCGCTACAGGTCCAACAGGTCCTACAGGAGCCACCGGAGCAACTGGTGCTACCGGAGCTACAGGATCTGCGGCAACTATTTCAGTAGGTACTGTATCAACTGGAGCGGCTGGTTCATCGGTAAGTGTTACCAATGTTGGAACATCAAGTGCAGCTGTATTTAACTTTGCAATTCCTAAAGGTGACACAGGAGCTACAGGGGCTACAGGAGCAGCGGGAACTAACGGTACAAACGGTGCTGCAGCCACGATTGCTGTAGGAACAACCACTACAGGTGCTGCTGGTACTTCAGCCAGTGTGTCTAATTCAGGCACATCATCAGCTGCTACGTTTAATTTCACCATTCCACGTGGGGATACCGGAGCAACGGGTGCAACAGGTCCGGGGGTTGCCTCCGGAGGAACTACAGGACAGTTCTTGATTAAGAATTCAGGAACTAATTACGATACAACTTGGACAAATACAATTAACGGGGGAACTTTCTAAAATGCCTATTATCCTTACTAAGAAGAGCGATACAGCAAGTGCTGTCCCTCTTGCAGCTGACTTAACTAACAATGCAGGTGGTGCTGAGCTTGCAGTTAACGCAACCGATAAGAGACTCTTTAGCAAGACCTCTGGAGGTAGTGTCGTAGAGCTGGGTACTAACCCCTCTAGCCTAACAATGCCTAATGGCACTGCAAACGGCTTAGCATTCTTGAATGCGTCTAAAGTCATTACAAGTGGCTCTGCGCTTACTTTTGATGGGAGCAATTTGGTTGTCTCCAACCTGACAACTTCCAGCACATTCAAAACTTCCTACACGGGCGGCAATCTATCTTTGGACACGACTGCGGCATCGTATGCCCGAATCGGCGGATCTACATCGATGGGCTGGAACGCTGGCACACAGCACATTTGGGAAACAGGCGGCATTGGGTCTCCTTCCGAACAAATGCGCCTAACCTCTACAGGTCTAGGTATTGGTACAAGTTCACCTTCTTATAAGTTGGATGTAAATGGTCAAGCAAGACTAGGCGGTTCAACTGGTTTAGTGTTTGGTGTAGGAACTGCATTTGCTGGCGGTCAGGCGGAAATTTATTCAACAAGCACAACGCCAATGGGATTGGGTACAACTGGCGCGGCAGTCCTTCGTCTATACACAAATAGTACGCTTCAAGCAACCCTCGACGCCTCTGGCAACCTTGGATTAGGAGTTACTCCTAGTGCTTGGTTTACTGGCGGTGGCTACAAGGTTATGCAAATTGGGCCAGCAATGGCTTTTGATTCAGGAACGGATTTCAGAGCAAGGATTGCAGCAAATGGTTTTGTAAATTCAGCGGGTGATTGGAAGTATCTCAATACAGGCTTTGCATCAAACTATAGCCAAGTAAGCGGTCAGCATCAGTTCTACACAGCCGCATCAGGCACAGCAGGAAACGCCATTACCTTTACTCAGGCAATGACTCTGGATGCTAGTGGGCAGCTTGGGATTGGCGCTACATCCCCAGCAAGAACTTTAGATGTCCGAGCTACGTCACCGTTTATTCGTATTCAAGAAACTGGATCTGGTGGAGATAAGCGCCTTGAATTCAGCGTTGATAGCGGCGGCGTTGCCACTATTTCCGCTCCGCAGTCAGCACAGGTGTTGACCTTTAACACGGTTGGCTCCGAACGTGTCCGTATAGACTCATCTGGTAATTTGCTAGTGGGTACTACGAGTTCTTCTCCGAGTTCTGGAGCAGGTTTTAAGATTCAACCAGCAGGAAAAGTATATTGCGTATCTGCTGATTCAGCCAATACATCAGAATCTTACGGGATGTATTCAACTGGTGCGGCTAACTATCGTTTCTATGTTGGTTGGGGTGGTACTGTTTATGCAACAAGCACAACTATCACAGCTATTTCAGACCAGCGTTTAAAAGAAAACATTCGTGATTTGGATGAAGGTCTTGCAACTGTAATGGCTCTAAAGCCTCGCAAATTTGATTGGAAAGTTGGTAAGGGCGCTGATATTAAAAATGCCCGTGGCTTTATTGCTCAAGAATTTGAGACAGTATTGCCAGACATGATTGAAACATGGAAAGACCCTGCACCCGAAGGTGAAGAACCATACAAAGCAATCAATGCCAACTTGATTCCCAGTTTGGTCAAAGCTATCCAAGAACAACAAGCAATCATCAATCAACTCAAGGCTCGTTTAGATGCCGCTAATCTTTAACCCCCAAAAGGAAAATCATGACTATTACATACACTTGGAAAGCCCCAACACTTGAGAGCGTAGTCGCCACAGGCTATGTCGATTGTGCCCACTGGATTTGCACAGCAGTAGATGGAGAACACTCTGCCTCTGCCTACGCTACAGTCTCATGGGCTGAAGGTACTCCTACGATTCCCTATGCAAATCTTACAGAAGCTACAGTCCTTAATTGGGTCTGGGAATCTGTAGATAAAGAGGCTACTGAGGCTTCTTTGGCGGCTCAGATTGCTTTGCTGAAGAACCCTGTAAAAGCTACTGGTACACCTTGGTCAGCTGCTGAATAAGTGCTATGAAGACTGAGGAAGTTACTCATGAGCACATATACGAGAGGTTGCTGGCTGTAGAGGCTAAGGTAGACAGTATAGAGAGAAACACTCAAGAGGTTGTGAAGGCTTTCAATGCAGCTTCAGGAGCCTTCCAAGTACTTGAGTGGATTGCTAAAGCTGTTAAGCCTCTCATCGTTATAGGTGCTTTCTTCGGAGCTATTTGGTTAGCTATTGATAATAAACTACACGGAGGTTGATGATATGAATAATATGCCCCTTAGAGGACAGCGTACAGCTAAGAACAAGATGAAGAAGGTCATGGGTGAGTACAAGGAAGGTACTCTACACAGTGGTAAGGGTGGCCCAGTAGTTAAATCTCGTAAGCAAGCCATCGCCATCGCATTGAGTGAGGCTGATGCAGCTAAGAAGAAATCTAAAAAGAATAAGTAAAGGAATAACAAATGGCTACGTATTTAGACGTTGTGAACAATGTGCTCAGACGCTTGCGTGAGCCTACTGTTTCATCGGTAACTGATACAGACTACTCAGCCATGCTGGGTGTGTTTGTTAATGATGCCAAGCGTGAGGTAGAAGATGCCTACGACTGGAATGCCTTATCTGATACTTTGACAGCGACCACTACAGCGGATGTATTCAACTATGTTCTAGTAGGTTCTCGTACCCGTTTCCGTACCATTGATGTCTTTAACGAGACTAAAGAGTTGGAGATGTTTTACAGAACAACAGCATGGATGAATAGACAATTCATTATTGTTGATCAACAAAAAGGATCACCAACATACTTCAACTTCAACGGTGTGGATGTTAATGGTGATACTCAAGTAGATGTGTATCCAGTTCCAGATGGTGCTTATGAGCTTCGGTTTAACTTGATCATTCCTCAGGCTGACTTGGTGAATGATAATGACCGTATCTTAGTTCCTTCACACATTGTAGCTATGTTGGCTCACTCTAAAGCTATTGCTGAGAGAGGTGAAGACTCAGGAGTTCTATCCTCAGAGGCCTACCAGATGTATCGACTGGCGCTCGCTGATGCTGTGGCTATTGAGCGTAATCACTACGATGAAGAGATGACTTGGGAAGCTGTATAAATGTCTGAGCAGTTACTAACAACAACTATTCAAGCTCCGGGCTTCATGGGTTTGAACCTTCAGGACTCTTCAGTGAGTCTTGAGAATGGTTACGCCACTGTAGCTACTAATTGTGTCATTGATAAGTTCGGACGTATTGGTGCTCGTAAGGGATGGAGTCCTGCTCACTCAGCCTTAGCAGCTTTGACAGGTTTCAATGTTAAAGCTATTGCTGAGTTGATTGATAACAGCGGTAACTCCTACATTGTAGCAGCTGGACACAGTAAGCTATTTAAGCTTGTAGGTACGACACTATCTGAGTTAACCTACGGAGGTGGCGGGACAGCTCCTACAATCACAGATGATAACTGGCAGATGGCTCCGTTGAATGGATGCCTATACCTTTATCAGGCTGGACATACACCTCTAGTGTTCGATCCTGCGGTCAGTACAACAACCTATAAACGTATCTCTGAGAAGACTGGCTACTTAGGAACTGTACAGTCTAACAACTGTGTGATCAGTGCCTACGGTCGTACATGGAGTGCCAATAATAGTTCAAACAAGAGTACAGTACAGTTCTCAGATCTGTTATCAGGTCATGTCTTGAATACAGGTACTTCAGGTACTTTAGATGTATCTCAAGTGTGGCCCGCTGGCTCAGATGAGATTATCGCACTAGCTGCACATAATAACTTCTTGATTATCTTTGGTCGTAGACAGATATTGGTATACGCTAATGCTACAGACCCTAATAATATTACATTATCAGACACAATCACAGGTGTGGGTTGCTTTGCTAGGGACTCAGTAGCTAAGACTGGTAGTGATATTGTCTTCCTGTCAGATACTGGGGTTAGATCCTTAATGAGGACCATTCAAGAGAAGTCAGCTCCTATGAGAGAGATTAGCTTGAATGTCAAGGATAGCTTAGTAGATGATTTAAACTCTGAGGCTGCAGCTGATATTAGGTCAGTATACTCAGATAAGGATGCCTTTTATCTGTTGTCCCTGCCCACAGCTAATACAGTCTACTGTTTTGATATGAGAGGGCAACTTCCCAACGGTGCAGCCAAGACTACCACTTGGGATAATATCACTCCTACAGCTTTCTTCTATACCCGCAATAAGGATTTATTGGTAGGACAAGAAAGTTATATTGGAAAATATCAGAATTCACTTGACAATACCAGTACTTATAAGTTAAAATATTACACTAATTACTTTGACTTTGGTTCTCCTACAGCATTAAAGATCCTTAAAAAGATTAACATGACATTTGTGGGTGGTAATGGAGCTGATGTAATTGTTAAGTATGGCTTCGATTTCAGTCCTAGTTATGTATCAAGGGTTGTTGAACTTGGTAATGTTTCAGTAGCTGAATATGGAGTAGCTGAGTACAACATTGGGCAATACACAGCTGGTATCGTATTTGATAATCAGAAGATTCACGCAAGTGGTTCAGGCAATGTCGTACAGCTTGGACTTGAGACAGATATTAATAACTTTGAAATATCCCTGCAAAAGCTTGACTGTTACGTTAAAGCAGGGCGTACACGCTAATTAGGAGATTAACTTGAGCAATTATACCAAGGCTACCGACTTTGCTGTGAAGGACTCCCTATCAACGGGGAACCCTTCAAAGCTCGTTAAAGGTACTGAAATTGACAGTGAGTTTAGTGCTATTCAATCAGCAGTTAACTCAAAGGCTGATAAGGCTAACCCCTCATTCACGGGAACTCTGACAGCGGTGGACATCACTATGACAGGTTCATTTACAGGCATACTTAGCGGAGGTTCATACTAAAATGGCTGATTGGACAGATTTAATTGGCCCTTTGTTGGGCACTGCAGGTAGCGTATACGCCTCTAACAGGGCTGCAGATGCTACCACTAACGCTGCTGCACAGGCTGCTCAAGCTGCACAGTTCCGTCCTGTAGGTATCACTACTAGGTTCGGTAAGTCAGGCTTCCAGTATGATCCTGCAACAGGTCAACTAACAGGTGCTGGCTACCAAGTAGCTCCTGATGTTGCAGCAATGCGTGAAGGTTTGATGGGCTTGGCAGGTACTGGTCTAAGTCAAGCTCAGCAAGCTCAAGCTCAACAAGCTGGTATCACTCAAGCTGGTCAAGGCCTATTTAATTTAGGTCAGCAGTATGTAGCTGAGACACCTCAGGCTGCAGCTCAAAGGTTCATGTCTCAACAACAGCAATTACTTGCACCGGGTCGTGAACAGCAATTAGCTCAGTTGACTAACCAACAGCAACAACAAGGTAGGCTTGGTCTGGCTACTGGAGGCACTACAGCAGGTTACACAGCTGGCGGTCAAGGCTTGCAAGCTACTAATCCTCAGATGGCTGCGTACTACAACGCTATGGCTCAGCAGGATGCTCAGTTGGCTGGACAGGCTCAACAGGCTGGACAACAACAAGTACAGTTCGGTCAAGGTTTGATGACAGGTGGCTTAGGCTTACAGAATACAGGCTATGGTCTACAGACTGCAGCTTTGAATCCTTACACTAACTACATGGCAGGTGCTGGTAACATTGAGAATCAAGGCTTGAATGCTTTGACTCAAGGATCAGCTCTAGGTTCATCTATTACAGCTGGTTCTACCAATGCAGCTAACATTCAGAATGCAGCTGCACAACAGGCTGCACAGTTGCAACTTCAACGTAACAACGCTATCGTAGGTGGTTTGACAGATCCTATTAGTCAGTTGATTGGTGGTCTAACTGGAAGAAGTTCTAACGCTAACACAGCTATCAATCCATACTTTCAATCAATCGGATATAAGCCTTAAGGAGACATGATGGCAACAGCACCACAAATGGGTTTATTCGGAGGCATGGGTACTCCTGAGGAAATGCAACGACAACTAACTGAGCAAAGAGCTGCTCAGTTTGCTACCATGTCCCCTCAACAACAGACATCCTATAACATCTTTAAGAACACCTCTAATCTGGGTCGTGGCTTAGCAGGTGCTATGGGTGTGGATGTACAAGATCCAGCTATCAAGAGAGCTACCATGCTCCGTCAGATGGCTTCTCAGTTCGATACTACAACTCCTGAAGGTTTGAAACAACTGGCTCAAGCTCTTCAAGGTACAGATCCTGAGTTGGGCTTAAGAGTTTCACAACAAGCTCAAGCTATGGAAGAACAGATAGCTAAGACTACAGCTCAAAAAACACAGACTGAACTATTTAAGACACAAACTGAACGAACTGCTGCTCTAGCTCAACAAGAAAAGCTTCAAGCAGATCGTGAAGGAAAGCTGGCTTCTGAATTTGAGAAACTTCCTGAAGATGCTACTGAAGAAGACATGACTAAAATTCTTCGTAAGTATGGAGATCCTAAAACAGTTCTGTCAACAATGGAAAGAAAAGCTCAGGCTAAATATCAAGCAGATCTTGCAGCAGCAACTAAACGTGAGCAGATTGAATCTAAAGAACGTGAAGCTCAAAAGGATAGAGATCTTAAGTCCTTTTTAGCATCTATGGTTGCCGCAAGTAAGCAAAATAAAGCTGCTGAGATTAAACCTCTCTCAACGGGCGATATTAAGATGATCACTGAAGCTAAATCCCGTGTTGCTGATTACGACTACAACATTAATAAAATTGATGATTTCCTTACAAAAATTGATGATGGTAAACTTAATTTTGGTATGTTGAATAATCTTAAAGAAACTGTGTTAATTGGTTCAGGTAAAGCTAAAGATGCTGCAACAAATAAAGTAGCCTTTGAACAATGGGCAAAGAATGCAGTTAATGCTTTGTTATTGAAAGCTAAGGGTACACAGACTGAGGGCGATGCTAAACGTGCGGGTGAACAAGTATTGTCAGCTTTAGCCCGTAATGACACAGAAGCTGTAAAAGCATCCTTACAAGGTTTTAAAGAGATTTTAGATACACAACGTATAGCTGATAAAGATAATCTAGACTTTATTGCTGAAGAGCGACAAAAACCTAGCATATCTAATATAAAGCCTAAAGGAAAAGGCACTAAAGACGATCCTATCGTTTTAAAATAAATAAGGAAGACTATGCCAGTATATCAATATGAAGGTAAACATTATGATCTACCTTCAGGTTTGTCTAACGAGGAAGCCATTGCTAAAATTGAAGGTTTCTTAGGTAAGTCACCTAAAGTAGATACAAGTGCTGATGAAACAGCCAGATTAGCAGCACGTTATAAAGCACCTGCAGCACCTAAACCTGAAGCACCTAGTGGATTCATGCAAGGTCTTACAGACCCTTTGTATGGTTCTGCACAGTTAATGGCTAAAGGAATGGAAGCTATAGGTTTCTTTCCTAAAGAAGCTAGGGCATTCTCTGAGCGTGTAGTTCCTCAGCGTGAGCAACAATATGAAACTCAACGTAAAGCAGCTGGTGAGACTGGGTTTGACTTAGGCCGTTTAGCTGGTAACATTATTAATCCTGCTAACTTACTTCCAATACCTATTGCTAATCCTGTGGTACGATCAGTAGCGACTGGTGCTACTATGGGTGCTATGCAGCCAGTTTCAACACCTGAAGACTTTGCATCAACAAAAGCTCTCCAAGTTGGTACAGGTGCTGTCCTTGGGCCAGTTGCTGAGGGTACGGTTAATGCGCTAGGTAAAGTAGTAGGTCTTGTTAAGAATCTTACTCCATCAGGCCGCCAAGCAGCTATGGTCAAGTATGTCGATGAACTTGCTGGTCCTGAGAGAGATGCTGTTATTAAAGCTTTGCAAGACGCTAAGGAACTTGTAACAGGATCTCGTCCTACAGTTGCTGAGGCCTTAGCTAATGTTCCGTCAGCTGCTGAATTAGTAGCTGCTCAAACTAAATTAGCTAAACAATCAGGAGTTGCAGGTAAGTTTGCTGAGAGAACAGCTGAACAACAAGCTGCTCGTGTACGTGCCTTGCAAGGTATTGCAGGTACTGAGGCTGAGAGAGCTGCTATTACAGCTGAGCGTAACACTGTAACAGGTGGTATGCGTGAGACTGCTTTGGATCAGGCTAATATAGCTGGACCTGTCTTTACTAAACTTGAAAAAGATATTGCAGATAAGTTTAACAGTGTAGCGGCTGCTGAGCAAACAGCGGGTATGACAGGAATGGCTGCGGCTACTCAACAAGCAACAGCAAAGGTTGGCAAGCCCGGATGGTTGACAGCAGGGGATATTGCAGCTGAAGCAGCTCAACGATCAGGTGCTTATAAAGGGCTTGCAAGTAATCTGCGTAAGGAGGCTCAGTTAAAACAGTTTCAACTGGGTAGTCTTGAGCAAAATGGTTTCTTTCCTCTACGTGCCTCAGACATCACGGCTTCTATTGATTCAGCTATCAAAGGAACAACATCAGATCAAAGCAAACTTGTTCTACAAGGTGTTAAAGATAAGATATTGTCTAAAGCTGATGAAAATGGAATCATTAACAGCCGAGACTTGTACGAGAATGTGCGTAAGACACTAAATCAAGATATTGCCACTTATCTAGGGCAGTCTGAGAGATATGCTTCAGGGGGTATTCCTGAGCAAGCTGCGAAAGCTGCTGGTAATGTTAAGAGCTTTATTGATTCAGCTTTGAATAAGTCTTCTGATGGATTGTGGACTAAGTATTTGGATAATTATTCAAATTATAGTAACAAACTTAATCGCATGGAGATTGGCGACTTCTTAGTTAATAAACTTCAAACAGGACTAGATAAGGAACGTGCAGGAGTGTTTGCAACAGCTGTAGAGAATGCTGCTAATACTATTAAAAAGTCTACAGGTATTCCTCGTTATGAGAAGCTTTCACAAGTTTTAACTGATAAGGAAGTAGGGACTGTTAATAATGTTTTGGCTGATCTAATGCGTAAGTCTAAGGCAGATGAGCTAGCTTCTAAAGTATCCAAACTTGAACCCGGACTGCCTAATGTAGCTGCTGAGACACCTGATGTAATGCTACGTACTGTGACTATTCTTAAAAGCTTAGTTAGATACCTTCAACAAGGTAATCAGAAAGAGTTTAATAATAAGATGGCTGAAATGATGTTAAATCCTGCAGCATTTGCTCAGTTTATGACTGTCGGTGTACCTAAAGGACGTATTGGAGAACTTACAAGCTCAATGATGAAATATATGGATGAACCGACTAAAGCAGCTTTTATTCAATCCTTCACTGTTCCGGCAGTATCCCAAGAACTAGGTAAATAAAGGACTATAAATGATTGATCCCATAGCAGCTCTGGACGGGCTACAAAAAGCAATAGGGATGGTCAAAAAGGCAAGCAAGGTAGCCAACGATCTCGGTGGTCTTGCTCCTATGATCGGTAAAATGTTTGATGCTAAGAGCCAAGCTACCAAGGCTATGCTCCAAGCTAAACGTGAGAAGAAAGGCTCTAACATGGGAGCCGCTCTTCAGATCGAAATGGCTCTTGAACAGGCTAGAGCTTTCGAGGAAGAACTTAAGATGCTCTTCATGCAGACAGGTAAGATTGATGTCTGGAACAAGATCAAAGCTAGACAAGCTGAGATGGACTTGGAGGATGCTAAAGAGATTAGTGCCTTGAAGAGAGCTGAGAAAGAAGCTAAAGCTAAAGAACAAGAGCAGCTAGAGATAGTGATGGCAATAGGTGGTATAGCTTTTGTACTTCTTCTTGTGTTTATAGGTGTCAGTGAGTTGATGAACTTCTGTGAAACTACTCATAGATGCGGTAGGTGAGGGCTTTACAAGATGAATGAATATCAGAAGCAATTTAACTTATTCTGTAGAGTATTCTGCTATGGGTGTGCTGCTTGGTGGTTTCTAGGATTCTTGAAGTTCCTGCCTGATGATCTTTCTAATAAGATTGTTAACCTTTTACTTGGAAAGATTGGCTTATGAGAATTACACCATATCAAGAGAATGCTAACATGATACGAGAGTATCAAAGAGTTATTCATCAACAACACTTAAAAGAGTTTGAAAGGCTAAATAGACAAGCTGAACTTAAACTCAAACAAGTAATAGATCCTTTAAAAACACACAAGATTGATGTGTACGTATAAACCTTATAAAAAGATAGGACTTTAAATTGTTATCACTATTCTCAACCCTTGGTGGTCTATTAATCTCAGGTCTACCTAAACTACTAGCCTTCTTTCAGAACAAAGCAGATCAAAAGCATGAGTTAGCATTGGCTCAAGTGCAGACTGAGAGAGAACTTCAAATGGCTGCTGCAGGTTTTGCAGCTCAACAGCGCATTGAAGAGATCCGTACAGATCAGATTGCTATGCAGACAGATGCTCAGATGACTGAGGCTGCATTGAAGCATGATGAGAAGATCATGGAAAGAGCTAGTACATGGGTAGTTAACTTCGTAGGCACTGTAAGACCTATCGTTACCTATATCTTTATCTTTGAGTTGTGTGCCATTAACGCTTGGATTGCTTACTATGTCAGTGGGCATCCCGGTCTAATCACCAGCATTGATGACCTTATCGCAATCTCAGACATTATCTTTAGCAGCGATGAGATGGCTATGCTGGGAGGCATCATAGGCTTCTGGTTTGGTTCACGTAGCTGGGCTAAGAAATGAAGTTAAGTAAAGCTGGCGCTAATTTGATGCACCAGTATGAGGGATGCAGGAATAAACCTTACCTGTGTCCCGCACATATCTGGACTATTGGTTATGGTCATGTCCTGTATCAGGAACAGATTCGCTTACCAATGGTAGCTAAGGAGGGACAGTCTACTACGATGATTCGTAAGGACTTCCCATTGAAACAGGAGGATAACCGTGTCTGGTCTAAAGAGGAGATCGAGAAACTATTCGCAGATGATGTCAACAGTTTTGAACGTGGTGTTCTACGACTTGCTCCTGCTCTATCTAATTATCAAGGGGCTTTCGATGCGTGTGTCAGCTTTGCCTTCAATGCCGGACTGGGCAATTTTCAGCGCTCTACTATTCGGATGAAGATCAATAGAGGTGACTGGGAAGGGGCTGCTGAAGCATTCATGCAGTGGACTAAGGGAGGCGGTAGAGAACTCCCCGGTCTAGTTAAACGAAGGAAAGCTGAGGTAGCTCTATTCCTCAGTAGCTTTGAAGATGAAGACGAATAAGTATACAGTAATTAGTTTTAAGTATACAACAGAAAAGCCCCAAAGGATCACTCCTAAGGGGCTTTTTAGTTATTATCCTAGTATATCCATCACACTGTGACGATTAATCAAGGATAAATGCTAAGGAGATAAATCCTATGTGCAGATAGATGACTGGTACAGCTTCCTCACTTAGATTGTCTTGTTCATCCATGAGGAATAGTTGATCAGCTTCTAAGCCGAACACTAGACCAGCTTTAGTTTCAAACTCTAAAGTCATATCTCACAGACACCTGCCACACAAGCTAGCTGCTGAGCACCTTCAACATTGTCAGTACGTTCAATGAAGCTATCCCAATCAATACCCAGTGGCATCTTAGTCACCATGTCGTGATATTCAAACTCAGTCATTGACTCATAAGGAGCTTGCCTGTATGTGCCTCCGTCCATCGGTAAGAAACTCACACCTGTAATCTCATCAAAGTTATTCCACACCCAAGCTCCAACTTCAGGCCACTCATTCTCGTTCACTGAGATAGTCACTGAAGGCTTATGCTCACAGTAGTGACGCTGGAATAGTAGCCACAGACGCAAGTGCTTAATAGCATTCAAGTCTTCACGCAGTACAGCACCTTTCTCAACTCGCATTGGGAAGCTGAACACTGTAGTACTCTCAGGCTTCATCACACAAGGCTCTGAAGGGAATCCTTGAGACTTCAAGAAGTCAGTCAGAGGATCTTTATTATCAGACCGTACACGACGAATAAAGTACTGACTATGCTGAGGATGGATGCCGCTAGCAGTACCAGTAAGCTGAGAGACAGTGCCCTCTGGCTTAATGGCAGTGATGGCAGCACTTCGATTAATACCAATAGCGTCAGCAAACTCAGCGTTAGTGTCAATAGCAACATTCTTCATTCCTTCTAAGATAGCAGGTAGTTCAGCATTGTCAGGATCATTCAACAAAGAATTATCCAAGATACCAGTCATAGACACACCCAACAAACGCTCCTCTTCAGTGTTTGTCTGCCACACCTTACGAAGGTACGGGAAGTGAGTCATTGTCGATTGAAAAGTCCCCAGAATAGTAGCCAAGCGCACCTTATTCCGTAGAGTATCCACACTATCATCGCTCCGAACAATAACAGAAGACAGATTGCAGAATTGATAAGGTCTAAGGATAATCTCACTGCAAGGGTTTGTACCCCACTCTTTACCCAGTTCCCTACGTCCATTCTTAGCTGCTTGAAGTTCACTTGCATAACGATTAAAGATACCTCGCTCACCTGAATGTGATTCATAAATACTGGACCACTCACGCATGAACTTACCTACCTCCGGCTTAACTTCGTAGATGGCACTGTTGTTAGCCAAAGCTCGTTGACCGTTACCATCCCACCAGTTACCAGCCTTAGCGTGAGCCATACGATCATCACTCAAGTCTGACAGTGAGATCATTGCCGATCTTCGTACACCACCGACAACCACGACCTCTCCGACCTTACAAAGAATATCGTGTGCCTCAAGTGAGGTGAGCTTCCGTCCAGCCGCTCCACGGAACTTTGCAACCACATACTTGAATAGGTCGACAAGCGGCTCTGGTCCTGATGCCCTGCCTCCGAAGGTTTTAAGCCTCGTCCCTGCTGGACGTACACCCGAAACATCCCACTTAGGCACTTCTCCAGCGTATAGCAAGGCAATGACTTGTCGTAAGGCTTTAGCCCATCCCTCTTTGGAGTCCTTAACATTAATGACAGTGCCACTATTGTACAACTCAGTTGGGATCTCAGGTAACTTAGATACATACTTTTGCTCCACACTAAAGCCTACACCAGTTCCGCATAACAGAATATACATGGCCTCATCAAAGGCTTTAGGATCATCAATAGGAAGGTATGAACAGTTATAACCAGCGACATTCTGTCGTTCTAGAGCGTCACCAGCTGTCATGATACTACGCATTGAAGGCATCACTTCAAGGTTAGTCACTGCAGATGTAAGCTCAGACTTTAGATCTGCTGGGATGTCGTAGTTATGCTTGTCTTTCAAATGCTTGGTCATGAAGTCAAAGTAGCGATTGACAGTCTCAGGCCAATGCTCTCTACGGCCTTTATCATCCAAGTATCGTGAATAGCGGCTCTTGCCGATATACTCTTGGTAAGGTGTCATTTTAGTTGTACTCATATTATTGTATTTCCTTTGTTAAATATTCTTGTTTATTCTCAATTACATCATCAAATCTATCGACAAGATCATCACTCTGTATTCCTAGCAGTTCCAAGAGTGTGACCTCATCTAATCGTTTGAGAGCCTCTTTCAGTTCTTCAAATGTTATGTTTGACACGCTTGTTGATCTCCCTGTCAATGTACCATTTAGCTTTCTTCAAGTCCTCAATGGCATCCTTCTTAAGATCACAACGCCAGATATATTTGATTGCATTACCTAAGTTAAAGCCCATGTGTTCTGTAACTTGGATACATTCAATACCTGATGGATGTTCAGTGTAGTGCTTAGGTTTATGAATACTATCATTAGCCCAATCACTCTGGTCTGAGTCAATCCATTCCTTGATTGCTTCACTCAATGGCTGTGAGGCATCACGAATGTACAGATCCCGCTTAACCCAGTGATCATTACCTTGACAATTATTACAAGGATGGATCTGAGGGCTTAGCTCGCTATAGAAGCAAGTATCACAACTTTTAATTACCATATCGTTTCTCCAAGTATTCAATGCTAAGGAACATTTCATCGAAGTGTCCGTCCTGTACTTCATTCATCATCAGTAAACCTCTCCAGTGTCTGTTACTTAGTTGATCCATATAACTCTCATCGTGAAGATAGTAAGAGCCAACGATGATAGCACAAATAGGCTTGCCATCAGCACGTTTACCATAGGCAATCTGCTTTCCTTGTTGATGTCCTGCAACACAAGACATGTGAAGCTTATTAATGATAGCGCTAGCAGCCCCTGCTGGACGTCCCATTGCGCCAACAGGCCAATAATGGTTAAAGCCAACACCATTAATGAACACAGGATGAAGAAACCCATGTACTTCCCAGTCTTTCTCATACTCAAGATCCTTTGTAGATATCAAGCCTTCCAGTGTAGGGTTGTTGTTAACAGCTCTATCAATACGGTTCTCATGGTTTCCTAGAGTCATCACCATACGAGGTTTGTAGACCTTGTGCTTTGATTCTTTCTGAGCCTTCTGAGCCTCTCTCAAAGGTGCTAGCAGAAACTTCATAGCCTCCTTAGCAGCTTCAATGTCTTTCTTGTAGCGTAGACCTTCAAAGTACTTACTCCCTTTGATGTCGTGACTACTAAGGCTTGGCATGTCAGCAAAGTCACCTAGATTGACAACTACATCAGGTTTGTAATCGACAATAGCTTTACCAGCCCATGTCAAATGCTCTAAAGGTACTCCCTCTTTAATCTGACAATCCGGGATGACTAATATCTTCAAGATCGACTCCTTCAACAGTTATCTTTTCACCACTACGTATACCAGCTTTGATGGCCTCAAGTATGCCATAACTTAGAAGTGCCTTAGCCTCTTCCTGAGTTAAGTCAAACATGTACGTAGCGTCACCATTCTCGTGTTCCTTAATCAGCTCTACGTTCATTTTCGGCCTCCTTCAAGAACTCCTCAGCATCAGGACGGAACATGAAGTAACTTAAACAGATACCGATAGCTGCGTTGACTTTTAAGTTCTCAGCAATGTCATCAGGATGGCTACTGAATCCTCCGTTAAGAGTGTTCAAGTAAGTTTCCTTCAAAGATGTCACAACTATAGCATCTGTAAAATCATACCAAGCTTCTCGTAACTCCTGAGAGCCTTCTAAGGTTTTAATCAATGTGTCTAACATATCACTTGTATCCTTTTCTAGATTCGTTTAACCACGCTTCCGGAATATCTTTATCGGCATACAGGAATCCATGCTTAGTGCACCAATCTCCGTATGTTGTCTGACTCAGCTTTGACAGTTTAGCTTTAGAGTTACTAAAGACAAATCTAATATCTAACTCAGGATACTGTTCCTTGATCATTAGATGCTTCTGTCTATCCGCAGTCATGAACCTTCCCTTGCTCTCAATGATGATGTCATTCTTCAAGAGTACAAAGTCAGGTGTGTACTTTCTAGCCTTAGCAGGTTGAGTGTAGTTGATAACTAACTGCTCATACTCAAATGGAACTTTTAAGGATGTCAGTCTCTCAGCAATCTTATCCTCTAAGCCGGATCTAAACCCATGCTTCAAGGCTACCTGCCTAACTGTTAGTGGCTTCTTTCTCTTAGATTTCATGTGACTTCTTTGTAGCCTGATACTGATGAAGGAACGCTCCAAAGGTATCTACAAACTCCTCATCATGGTTTAGCTTACCCATTGTGAACATAATGGCATGAACTAACTCATGGTAGAAGGTCTGCTCAGTAGTCTGCTTATTCATGTCCTTGCGAATACTGATAATCTGCTTCTCAGGATCACACTTACCGAAGTCCTCCATGTGCACTACGTAGTTGACATACCACTTAGATCCTGCTAAGTCGAAGGAGGTTGCCACATCTGGTTTGTTTCCCTTCTTAGCCATAAAAGTTTCCCGTTCTCCAGTACCCTGTCAGTATTGCCGTCATAAGCTTTGAGACAAGCTTCATATAATTCCTTTTCAGTTGTACAGTCTTTAAGTATCTTGTCAGCCTTTACAGGACCGATACCTCGTAAGCCCTCGATGTTATCAACCCTATCTCCTGTCAGTATCTGTTTATAGAAACTGTACAAGCCTTCGAACTCAGTAACATAGTACTCCTCATCCTTAACAGGATTATAGTGCCATCCCGGTAACTGATCTAGATCCTTGTCAACATGGACGATCCAGTAATTACCTTGAGTGGACGCTATGCCTACAGCATCATCAGCTTCTTCACCTTCAGACATGGTAGCGCCTAGCTTCATGAGGTGTTTGCGAAGAGCATCGTAGTGTTTAGGCTTGGGAGCATCTTTACGGTTTCCCTTGTAAGGAACAGTGGTAGCTATCTCGAATCTAAAGTTAGTCTTACCTGTAATCCAAGCCTTGTAGTCATCACACTTCAAGCGCATATAGATGATGTCGGTAAACCACTCTGTGAGTCGATTTAGTGCCCACCGTTCCTCTTCGTCCTCATTAGAGAAGCCCACACGATAGACTAAAAAGTCAGAATCGATTAGGGCCTCTGTAGGTCTATCCTTAGAGGATATCATCAGTCTCTTCTTCAGTGGCTTCAGCACCATCTGGAGAGTAAACTTTAAGCTCAGTAATCACCAACTTCTTAATTGATGGTGCAGCACCGAACTTAGCTGACATCTTGTGACGGTATGAGGACACCAGTGCATAACACTTAGTACCATTACCAATCTTGCTGATGTCTACAGGATTGCCCTCTTCATCGACAGGTTCAAACAAGAACTTAGACTTACCAACAATGTACTTACCCATTGTGTCTTTATCTTTGAGCTTAATGCCCAGCTCTTCAAGCTTAGCACATGCAGCTTCACTCAACTGACCAAGTGTGCATTCATACTTATCGTTAGCCTCGTTGAACTTCTTATTGTGCTCTTTCATCCAGTTAGACCAATACAGTTCACCAGCGACTTTTACGGGTTTGATGCTATCAATACTCATTTCATTTTCCTTTAGTTTATGTTTAAGTTTACTCAGCTGCAACGGTTGCTGCTTCTTGTTTGTCTTGAGACTGGAACTGCTCTACCAACTTCTGATGCAACGGGAATGCACCTGACTCCGTAGGCAACTGACCAATCACTCGAACAATGAAGGCAGCTTCATTAGGTTCTACATTAAATACCATTTAAGTTTCCTCTCAGTTTATGTTTACAAAGTAAACGTCAATGTAGCTCTTTAGATTCTGGGTGAGCTACGTTACCCAATGCCATCTCTTCCAAGTGTAGCACAGCCGATACTAAGACTGTGTATATCTCTTCAAGATCCATATCGCCAACTATCTTGACTTTGAAGTGTTCACCCTCAACATCGAAGATAATCTGTTGTTTGCCTATCTTAGTGACAGTCATACCAATTCTTCCCTATCTTGAATTCAGCACCAACAGGACATCTAAACTTTAAGATCTCTCCTGCATCAGCGGCTGCTTTTACAACAATCTCACCTACTATTGTACCATACTTTTCAGGAACTTCAATTTGTACCTCATCGTGAACCCACGCAACTAGCTTAAATGGTACTTTTTTCTTACGGAGTTCCTCGTGAAAGCACACAATCCACTGCTTAGCAATAATCGCTCCTGCCGACTGAAGGAGTGTATTAAGTGCGCTATGCTCAGATCTAATCTGAAGTCTACGTCCATCAAGACCCGGTATCCACCCTTTAGCAGCGAACTTAGATACTTTCTTTTTAAGCGCTGCGTATGCTGGGACGTTCCGTTGAAAATTATCAATAATCTTTCTCCCCTGCTTTTCTGAACCACCAATAATTGTACCGACTTTACCCGGTGAAGCACCGTAGAGTGTGGCATACAGCACAGTCTTGGCAAGATCTCTCGTATCGACTCCAAATGCTTTCTGATTTCTCGTGTGGACATCTCCATTTACAACCTCATTTGAATATTCAGTATCATTAAGATAGTGAGCAAAGCAACGCAGCTCAATACCAGACAAGTCCGTACCAACAAGCACGTGCCCTTCTTCAACAGTCCAACAACTTCTACATTCTTTACCATACGTTGACCTTGTAGCTGGAATCTGAGCCATATTAGGTGAGCTATGCGTAGCTCTACCAGACACAGCTCCATTCGTGATAACCTTCCCGTGAACTCTACCGTCCTTACCTACAGCCTCTAACCAGCTTTCAATCTGAGCTACACGCTTCTGTAGCATCAAGTATTCAGCGATCATCTGAGCCTCAGGAATGTTAGTAACCTTAGACAGTACAGATTCATCGACAATAGCCTGACCCTTCTCAGTGAACTCCTTAGGCTTCCAGCCAAGCTCCATCAGCTTCTGTCCAATTTGTTGTCTACTTCCGGGATTGAAAGTATCAACGGAATCTTTGATAGGCTTTCCACTGGTTTTGTGGAATCTTGGAGTGATGACTGGAGGCCATCTCTGTTGCATCGATTCATATATTCCTGCCATCTTTCCTTTGATGTCAGCAAGTAAGCAAGTTGTGAAGGGTAAATCAAGTTTGAATCCTGACCTTTCTTGTTCGGCAATAATCGCAGCCACCTTGTGTTCCAAAGTAAGACTTTCTTGTGAAAAGTCCTTCTTAGTGAATTCAGCAGTAAGGTGCTTGTAAAGATCACAAGTAACCTCAACGTCCCTAATGCAGTAATGCTCAAGAAGAGCCATGTGAGGAACATTAAAGCACTCACCTTTGTATTCCTCTCGTCTGTTCATCAACCATGTCCACACCCCTGTATAGTTAATCTTACTCCTCTTGAGTCTCTCTCCCCAAGCGTCTAAGCTGTGTCCGTTCTCTATTGAGGGATCTAGCAGTCTTGACGCTATCAACGTATCGTACACTTGGCTCAAGCGAATCTTCGTAGTCCAGAGCCGATTGAGTATCGGAAAATCGAAGCCTATCCCGTTGTGGGCTACTATCAACGTAACGTCCTTTAAATACCCCACGAGGTTGTCTGCTGCTCTCCATACCTTAACTTCTCCAGTGTCGATGTCCTTAGTGACCACCATCCAGATCGTGTTGTGATCTAATGTTGTCTCTATGTCTAGAACGATACGCTTCATATTCAGCTTTCAAGTCTTCATAGTGATGGATAAGTAATTGATACTTGTCTTGCAACTCATAGTACTTACTCTCCAAGTCAAGCATTCTACCAGCTATCTTGTCCATGTCAATCATGTTGTCTGTCCCCTATAAGTTAGTTCAGGGCAATAGTACACGGGAGCTTCTTTCCAGTTAGCTCTGTATGTACACTTAACAACCTTGAAGACTTCTGTGTTTACCAGCACTGCCTTCTTAGTTTTACTTTTGTTCTGCCTTGCCTTACGTTTATAGGCATTAGCCTTGCCACGGTTGGCCTTGTGCCACTCCCGTTCCTTTAATCGTTTCTGCTCAAGCCTAGCTTGGAGGATGGCATTAACTTCATCTTGATTCTTAATATTTTTAACCCATGTACTCATGTGTTCTTCTCCTTTAACTTGGCTTCAATCTTTTCAGCATACTCACAGTAAGCGCCAATAGCCCAATCAACATCTTGAGCAAGCTCTATTCGTTCATCAAGAGTCAACCCAACCCACTCACGCTTAGAGGCTTCATCAGGGCATTTGCAAGTTGATGCTGTGCCCAGTCCCCAACGCTCACCACATTTCCAACATTGTCCGTAAAACATTATGTGTTCCTTTCTTTGAGCTTGGCTTCAATGGCTTTGTAGGTTTCAAAGTAGTCACGCCCTTGACAGGCAAACGCTTCATCTTCTGTCAACCCAACCCATGTGCGCTGTGGTGGGGTGTATTCAACCCAAATCTTTTCGTGAATAGGACAATCAGGGCAACGTCTGCCGTTGTATTCGTAATATGGTTTGTATCCACATTTATCCATATCGCATCGTGATTCGCAGTCTTCGTTATGGCTTAGAACCAAACCTTTCCAATCAGGCTCCTGCTCTGGCTGTGCCAAGGCTTCTTGAAAACCAACAGAGCCTCTGTTTGGCTGTGTCATTCCTAGTCTTTGCTTTAATGCTTCTTTAGTCATGTTTTCCCCTTGCTCTTATTAAGTCTTCATACTTCTGCAAAGCATCCCAAAATCCTTCTTCATAGTCTGTTGAATGTTTACCTAGTAGTGCCACTTCTTTACGAAGTCCTGCACACTTCTCTCTCTCTTCTAACATAGCCAGCTTTATAAATTGAGTTATTTCAATCCACTCATCTTCTTCAGCTTTACGAATGATGTCTTCTCTGTTCATGGTTTTGCAGCCTCCAAGTAAAGACCCACATTCCCTAGAGCGTAACCTACAAAGGCTATCCCTAAGCCAGTATTCCCTTTGAAGAGTAAGTCAGCAGCCACTACAGCATAGACAACTCCTACGATAGCGATTAACCATGCACTCATTTGTTCTGCTCCTCTTCAATGTTATCCATCTGTTTGTCAAAGGCTACATCATGTTCTTTATCACCTTTGTCTCGTCCAAATATTGCATCCCATCGTGAGTCATATTCCTGCTGAGTCACGCTGTAAGGCCGTGGGCTTGAGCCTTTACCACCGTCTGATTTAGTCATGCTTGTCCCCTTGCTCGGATGGCTTCAGCGCAAACTAACTCAGGGCGCTCTCCGTAATAATCTTCAGCACTATTAATACCTTCACATTCCTTTGCACACGCCTCACGCTCTAGCGCAATAGCCACATTTACCGCTTTTTCAGCGGCTTTCATTGCCGCATAAGTTAATCGCTCACGCTCGGCAGAAGCGACAAGGGCGGCAAAGCGTTCAAGGTCTTCATCAATACCTGTTATCCGCAACAAATATCCTTGCTCAACATTGAACCCCGCTTCTCGTGCCATGCGAATAATGTCTTTACGATACTCCGTATCTGCTCTTGTCATAATACTTCCTCCTGCATCTCCATCATACGTCCAGTTTCCATGTCGTACTTCAAAGTACATGCTGGACCTGTATAGCCATTGTAACGATTTTTAGCCACTGATACCTTAGTCTGGTGTCTCTCGTTGTCATCCTGAGCCATGCTGTTACGCTCCAATGTGATCACAGCGTCACTGAGCTGAGCAATAGCACCTGATCCTCTGAGCTGAGACAACGATACAGCTTGTCCATCCTCGTGCCCAGCATTGCCTGTAGGCCTACGAAGGTGACTTACACAGATCAGAGTAATCTCCAACTCTTGAACCAGTGTACGAAGCTTCGTCATCATGTTATCAATAGCCTTACGCTCATCTCCAAGATCCTGCCCACTAACCACGATAGAGATATGGTCGAGAAAAACCACACGACAGTCACACGCTTTTGCCATGTACCGTATTCTGTTAGTAATATTATCCACATCAGAGCTACCGAAATGATCGAAAAGGTAAATGCGATTAGATCCAAGAGTGTTATCAAATGCATCTTTAAGTTCCTCTTCAGTTGTTGGTGTGTCAGGCAAATGCAACAGCTTGTTAGCGTGTAAAGACATGATACTTCTAGCTGTCTTTCTAGTGGATTCTTCGAGGAATAACCCTCCAATGTTCCACTTCGTAGTGTTCAGAATGTTGAACAATATCTCTCTCAAGAACTGACTCTTACCAAGGCCTGAACCAGCTGTGACTGTGATCAACTCCGAAGGTCTCAATCCGTACAACAGCTTATTTAAGCCCTTCCAAGGGTACATAGCCTCAGCCTTAGCCTCAGGTTTAATCACTTCCTCCCACAGAGATGCTGCATTGATGATCCCGTCAGGTATGTACACCTCAGCTCTCCACCACTCATTGACGAACTCTTTGGTAGCGCCAGCAATGAGATAGTCACAAGCATCTTTGTAGCCACTCAAATGCTTAACGATCTTAGCCTTCTGCCCGAATAGCTCAGCTACCTCTTTAGAGGCCTTCTTACCCGGCTCATCCCCATCGAAGCAGATCACAATGTTCTCAAAGGTGTTCAGCCACTCATACTGAGCTTTGCAGTCCTTTAAAGCGGCTTGAGCACCATTCCTAATCGACACTGAGGGCCACTGAGACCCTGTGAGTTGGTATCCTGCCAAGGCATCAAGTTCACCTTCATAGATCGTGATGTACTTGCCCCCTGCGTGAAAGAGCTGTTGACCGAACAACCTAGCATTCGTGAATGAACCATGAATGCTAAAAGTTTTGTCTGCCACTCGTCTAACTTTTGCTGCGACAACCCCTCCGGCATCGTCAGTGTAAGGATAAAAGTGTTGTCCATTGTCTTGAGTAACTCCGTATTTCTCACATGTTTGTTGACTGATACCCCTGTCAGGTATCGCTTTAATCTGTCCTTTAACTTCTAACATAGGTGTTTTCCTAGGCGCTACAGCCTGTTGCATGACCGATAAGTTACAAGCATCTGTCTCATGCTCAGTGTGATGACAATTGAAACAGTAGAAGTGTCCATCGTCATATTCAGCACCTGCATCTGAACTACCGCAGTGCTCACATGGAACATGACGGATGAACTTTGAAGGTGTCTTAGGCTTAGGTACTAGGTTAAGCTTCACTACCACCTCCATATACTTCGTTGATAGTCTTACCCTGTCCAAGGGTGTTTCTAAGGCCTTCAATGGTCTTTAGAGCCTTTTTATCGGGGTATCCATAGTAGATGTCCCCTCTGAGCTGAAAAGCTGTGAAATCCTCCAGCATCGATAAAGTATCAGCCAAAGCTTTCAAGCTACTATCACCTCCCAAAGGTACAGAAGGGAAGGGCCACGGTTTGTTTGGGTCAATGTCCATTACTTGCTCACAATCAGTTTAATTAAAGTTACTATAACGACAAACAATGTCATCATCATCATGGATGAACATCCACGGGTAAGACATAACCTTCACCTAAGCGCTTAAGTACAGTTTCAGCTACATCAGCCATCACTCTGTCCCTGCCATTGTTCATTATCAGATCAGCCATGCTGTCAATGACAGACCAATACCAGCACTCATACTGTACGACATCCATATCAATGTCATCATCCATTAGTTCTATAGACATAAATTATCCTTTCAATGGGTTATAGTCTATTTTGTATTGTGAAACTTCAGGCACTTTAAAGTAACTTTATAAGTATTATATAAAGATATCTTTAATAGTGTATTTAACTTCTATGTAACTTCTATGGAACATCTTAGTTCCTTCGTAGTTACTTTAAAGTATTAGGTTAGCATACTTTCAATAGATTGTCAATAGTCCCTCTCAGGTGCACTGTCACCAATGTGACTATCCTCCTCATCCTCCAAAGTATCATCCATATCATCCGCTGATATAAGGTCTTGTCTGTCCTTTGTAGGTAGGTGAGAGTCACTCTGTACAGTTTTGAAGCACTGCTGACAAAGGTCTATAAACATCCCCGTCACAGCGTGTTTACGGGTGCTCTCAAAGTCTGTCAGGATCTTGTCACAGCATAGGCACTTCATTAGACATCCTCCAGTACTTCAATTAAATTCATGTCATCAGGGTCATAACCTAGCTCTTCATAGACCTTAGATTCAGCCTCTTCCTCATTTGAGGCATACACCCATACTGTCTTTGTAGGGCTTACCTGATAACAGTATTCATTCATAATGATACCTCCATACATCTTAGCTTTAACCATCTACTTACTCCGTTTCTTAAAAGGGTTAACTGTTGACCATGCAGCTAAGTGCACAGCCTTCCCTAAGTCATCGTAGCAGAGACTGTACATCCCGTCAATGTGCTTGAACCATAACATCCCTATGTGAGTCTTTATAGGTGTCTCCCTAGGGACATCGTACAGGGGCTTTGAAGGTTGTTCAATCCAGTCTTTTATGTCAATTTCTGATAACATTTCTAAATATCCTCACTTTCTAAGGTCATTTTAAAGTTTAAAGGTTCTCCCATTTCATTAAAAGAATCTCTCAATTGATAAAGTATCTTATCAATATCAGTGTCAGCCATCAATGTTTTAAACTCAAACTTTAAAACTTCAGTGTCATTTGAGAAACCTTGAATTGAGCCTTTTGTGTAATACATAGCACCCTCCCCCTTACCTAATGTTAAATGAAGGCTTATAGAGGCCATAAATGGCCTTTAAAGGGCTTTCAAGATCGTGATCAATGGTCTGTTGTTCCACTAGCTCAGCTTTGTAGGACTTTAAAGCATCCCATTCTAGCTCCGTCCACTGATTGTCAGACAGTACATCGTGTACGTTAAAGCCCTCATAAAGTACATGAGAGAATTCAACATAATCGTCTTCTAAGTCAATTTCACAAATGACAGTCACCAAGGCCTTGCTATCAGCCAATAGAGTATCAAATTTATAAGTTTTCATGATGTTGCCTTCCGTGTTATGACAAGTTTATAAAGGTTTGCGGGTTCACCGTCAAGGTTGTTATTATCCTCAAGCCACTCCTGAGCAAATGATAACTTGTTAAAGGTTGCTACTACAATCCCCGATGATACTGAGACTATTTTATACATGATCAGTTTTCCTTTGTATGTGCTTAGCCAATAACCATTTGTCACCTAATAACCTAACTGAGCGTATCCACTTACGCCTATATGAGCGCCTGACGTGCTCAGGGACATCGTAAGACTTGAATAGTTCTCTTGTGTGTTTTAATAGTTTAGTATTCATTGTTTAACCTTTTTGAATGTTACAGTTTTACCTTGTTGTTTCTCAAATAGGACCTGAAATTCTGCCTGTTCCTCTGAAAATAGCGTGTGAATCAGTTTTCCCTTGTCATTGTAGACCTTCCACACTGGTTCACCGTCCAATCGCCCTGTATCTGGCAAATAATCTTGCTTTTCCTCGTCAAAGAATGACCACCCCTCCCAATGCCTACGGTTATCATCACAATCGAAGACTATTGAATACCTACGCTTACCGATCACCAAAGGATTGTGATTTCTCTCAAAGCTACCGTGTCCAATATCTCCACTAGCATATTGCCCATACTTAGGGAAAAGTACGTACCAATGACTGCGATCTAGATCGACAATCAGTTCTAGTTTGTGTTTATATACTTCAACGTTAAAATGTTTAATCATTATAATAACCCCTTCGCTCTGATTGCTTCGTCTGCTATTGCTTGAGCATCCCCATGTTCTACCGCTTCAATGAGAGCCTTCAAAGCTGCTTTTAATTGTGCATTGGTGACTGCCTTAGGCTTAACCTTTGCAGGTGCTTCGACATAATCAGGGTCTATCTCTTCCAAGACCTCAGGGATTGAAAGGTCATACATTGTAGGCACTTTAAAGGCCGAAGACATCACCTCATGTTTGCATTCAATCATGCGCTTATTCTCATTCAGGCGAATATAAGCCCTCAGATAGTCCTCAGTGGTCATTGTAGGATTCCACTGAGGGTAAGACCTACGCTCAGGCACTTGCCTAGGCTTTGGAGGCTTATCCATCAACTGCTTATATTTCAAAGCATTCTCAGGTTTGCATTTAACTTTAATGTCATTGTGTACAAATTCGATCATGATATTAAACCTTTGAAGCTTCAAAACAGAATGTAAAACCTTTATTGTCTGCTGAGTCGCCATAGCAAAGCTTAGACCCTGAGTCAACAAAGGTTAAATGCTTCTGAATGAACTTTACAGCCGCCAAGTGATGTACATCAACCCCTGAGAGTGCATAAGGGTAAGCAATAGTAACGCTTCTACCGTCACCTGAATAGGCTTTGATACGTGCACCCCGTGAGTTAGTAGGCGACAAATACTTAGTGTGAATTGCAATCATGGTTTAACCTTTCAAAGTTACGCCGTAGCGTTTAAATTACTGCAACAGTGCAGTGCATAGCAGTCTGTCACACTGCTACACAATAGGCTGTCACTTAGGAGACAATTCAGCAAGTTTTTCAGACAACTCCTTAAGTTTCATAGCATAAAGTTTCTCGTTAAAATTGTCTTGATTATGTGCAAACCAATTTCCAAAACTACTGTTAGATTTTGAGATTCTCCAAACTTTCCCGCCACCATAACCCACATACTGACCGTGACGGAATGCTGATTTTTCAATGTTGAGCATGATAATTTCCCTTTAAAGTTACTTAATTAAGACATCAAAGTACGCTAGAGCACCGATGGCCAACATTAGGCCGATGGCTACTGCAAAGCATACATCTATAATTTTATCCATCATTTTAGACCCCTTTGGCATAGTTACGTAAAGATTTAATATATCCGAGCTTATCAGACTGGGCTTGAATGTTACCTTGCCAAGCCACTACTACAGTGCCTGACTTCTTAACACCTAAGAATCGGCCCTTGTTTGACTTGTCACCTGCGTAGACCATTTGTCCCGCTTGAACGTGCTTGAGCAGGTCAGTAGGAACTGCCCAGATGTCAAAGATTGATTGATATTTCATGATATTACTCCGCTGTTTCAATTAGGTTGATAAGATGCTCTAGGTTACACTGCTGTTGTGCTAGTAAATACCAGTTGTGTGATCTGTTATTAGTCTCTGACATAGCCTCTGTTATTTTCTCTAGGCAGTCTCTGAGTTCCTGCAATGTCCATCCGCTAGGGACTGGTACTATCCATTTTGCTGTTGTCATACTGTGATCTCCTATTAGTTAACTGGTCAGCTCCTTGCCTTCCATGTGTGTAGTATCTCAAGCTTTCCTTACACGAAACTTACAAACATATGGTTTAGACAATTATTTTCAAAGTTTAAACCCTTACGTATAAACCCTAATGCTTTTTAGGTGTCGAAGCGATTAGAAGCCCTAGGAGCGATTATTTCAGTTTTGCTTATCTACCCCTTAGAAAATGTTATCCACACCAGTAGTTATACTTATCCACAAATGTAACTCTTATATAAGACTTAACCTGTGTATAACTGTATACCCCTAGGAGTACTTTATCCACACCCTGTGGATAACTTGTGAATAACTTTATCAGATACCCTGCCCAGTATCTCTAAGGGTTAACCCTAGTATGCCTTTATAGGTCCCGCAACGTCCCTCACATGTCAACTTTCCGACAGTGTAACTGTCAAGTTTCCGACAGTGTACCTTCAGAGTACCTAATTGAGAATGATTCTCATTAGCGTTTAGCTTCAGAGTGACTGCGAAGTGAGTGCTTACTAACTTAGACTTCAGAGTGACTACAATGTAAGTGAGTGCTAACGCTAACGCTGACTTCATAGGGGGGAGGGGTGACTGCTTAGTGATTACTTTTGTGGGAGCCTACAAAGTACACAAAAAAGAGTATACAAAGCTTACAAAAAAGGTAAAATAGACCTTGACAGACATTAGAGGTAAGTATTTGATTAACATAATAAAGTTATGCAAATAAGGGTCAGACGGACAACCTAGGAACGGGGAACTACAAAGTGACTTTAAAGTACCTAATAAATTAGAGTGTAGACTCTAAAGTGAAGTAAAAGTAAAAATAAATAACAGTAAAACGTAGAAAAGACTTGACAAATAGACAAACATAGTGTATAATATTCTTCATAGGAAATAATTGTGTTTACTAAGAAGCCTGACCCCACTTCTTAGGTTGACTTCTAAGGCTATTCCGTACACCCTAGTAGGGGAACATAGAAGTTAAATACACTATTAACAGTTACTTATAATATATTACTTTATAAGTTAACTATTAATAGATTACTTATATAAGTACTTATAATATTTATGTCTATGTAACATTTATGTTAATATGTCTTAGTACTATATAGTACTCCACTTTAAAGTCTCCTTATATAGGACAAAGACGAGCACATGACAAAACCAACAGGTAATAAAGTAGGTCGTACCTCAAAGAAGGAACTTAAGGCCATAACTGAGAACCGTAGTGTCGGAAGACCTAAGGGTGATGCAGCCATTATCAATGAATATAAACTTAGGATGCTTAACTCACCTAAGAGTGCTAAGGTTCTAGAAGCTATTTATGATGCAGCCCTTAACGATGAGCATAAGAATCAAGCTGCAGCATGGAAGTTAATTGTCGATAGGATTGTACCTGTCAGTGTCTTTGAAGCTCAGAAGTCAGGAAACAGTATGCCTCAGATTAGTATTAACATATCTGGGCTTAACACTCCAACAGTGAGTACATCTGATGATGATGTAATTGACGTAGAGACTACTGACGTATGACACAACTGAATTTCCAACTGCTTAAGTGGCAGCAAAGTGTCTTTAAAGATACTACAAGGTTTAAAGTAGTAGCAGCAGGTCGAAGGTGTGGTAAGTCCAGACTCTCAGCTGTATCGCTACTGATTGAAGCATTGAATTGTCCAGATGGTTCAGCTGTGATGTACATAGCGCCTACATTAGGACAAGCTAGAACGATTATGTGGGACTTACTGCATGAGCTAGGTAGACCTGTAATCAAGTCTAGCCATGTGAATAACCTAGAGATAACCCTTATCAATGGTAAGAAGATCTTAGTTAGAGGAGCTGACAATCCCGATTCTCTGCGGGGTGTTTCCTTAATTTACGTAGTTTTAGATGAGTGTGCCTTCGTTAAAGAGGATGTATGGCAGAAGATCATCCGAGCTTCTCTGTCAGATAAGAAGGGTAGAGCTTTATTCATCAGTACACCTAGTGGTCGTAATTGGTTCTACGATACCTTCAACTTAGGACAGGATGAACAGGATGAAGAGTGGAAGTCATGGCACTTCACAACTCAGGACAATGAGACGATAGATCCTAAGGAGATTGAGGCTGCAAAGCGTACACTAAGCTCCTTTGCCTTCAAGCAGGAATATTTGTCTAGCTTTGATACCTCAGGTGCTGATGTCTTCAAAGAGGAATGGTTTAAGTTAGCTGAGGAGCCTCAGTACGGTAGTTACATTGTAGCGATTGACTTAGCAGGTTTTGAGGAAGTTGGTAAGAATGCCAGTGCCTCTAAGAAGAGACTAGATGAGACAGCTATTGCAGTTGTTAAGTTAGAGGATAACGGTAACTGGTGGGTAGATAAGATCCAGCATGGTAGGTGGGATATCAGAGAGACAGCTGTTAACATCTTGAAAGTCGTTAGAGACTATCAACCAACAGCTGTAGGTATTGAGAGAGGTGCACTGAAGAATGCAGTACTGCCATATCTGAATGACCTGATGAGAAAGAATAACATCTACGCTCACATTCAGGATTTAACTCACGGTAACAAGAAGAAGATTGACAGGGTTGTCTGGAGCTTACAAGGTCGGATGGAGCATGGAAGAGTTACCTTCAATGACCAAGAGGACTGGAGTGAGTTCAGAGATCAGTTAATCATGTTTCCCACAGCTGGCGTACACGATGACTTGGTAGATGCTTTAAGTTACATTGATCAACTGGCTATCGCTAACTACAACGCTGACTACGAAGAAGATGAGTGGGAACCGCTTGATATTACGGCAGGATTCTGATAAAGGAATAACATCATGGCTAAAACAGGACTCTATGCGAACATCCAAGCTAAACGTAAGCGTATAGCTGCTGGCTCAGGTGAGAAGATGAACAAGCCCGGCTCTAAAGCTGCTCCGTCTAAGATGGACTTCATTAACTCAGCTAAGACAGCTAAAAAGAAACCTACAAAAGGTAAGTAACACTATGAAAGATTCTAGACTTGAAAGAGCTGGTGTCAGTGGCTTTAACAAGCCTAAGCGGACACCTAATCACCCAACTAAGAGCCATGTCGTAGTGGCTAAAGAGGGTGATCAAGTTAAGACTATCAGGTTTGGACAGCAAGGTGTTCAAGGTTCTCCTGAAGGCTCAGCTCGTAACGATTCCTTCAAAGCTCGTCATGCTAAGAATATTGCCAAAGGTAAGATGTCAGCGGCCTACTGGTCAAATAAGGTGAAGTGGTGAACTAATATGCAATGCCCTATTGAAACACAAGACATTAAAGAGAACCTTAAAAGGCGTGACTGGGCTTTTAAGAATGTAGGTTACGGACCAGCTAATCCTGAGCTTTCTAACGGAGCTTTCTGGAATGATAAGGCTAATGAGTGGCAGACAAGTCTCTCACAAGCTAAGTCAATGCGCTGTGGTAACTGTGCAGCCTTTATCCAGACACCTGAGATGATGGAGTGTATCCGTTCAGGTATTGACATGGAAGAGGATAGTTTCGCTCAGGATGTCGTAGATACAGCTAAGTTAGGTTTCTGTGAGTTATTTGACTTCAAGTGTGCAGCTGATAGGACATGCAGTGCTTGGTTAGTAGGCGGCCCAATTACATCTAGCAAAGTCGAAATTGATGACAATGCTTTAGATGATTCAACAAAGGATATGTGAATATGGCAGAAGATATTGGCAAGGATAGTCCTTTCGAGGAACCTACAGAATCCGAGAAGGAACTTACCTCTTGGATTGTAGATCATACTGAGCGTTGGCGTGATCACCGTGATGCTAACTATATAGATGCTTGGGAGGAGTACGAGCGTATCTTCCGTGGTCAGTGGGCTGCTGATGATAAAACTCGTGAGTCTGAGCGTAGTCGTATTATCTCTCCAGCTTCTCAGCAAGCTGTGGAGACTCGTCACGCTGAGATCATGGAAGCTATCTTCGGTCAGGGAGAGTTCTTCGATATCTCCGATGACATTAAAGATGTAGACGGTAATCCTCTTGATATTGAAATGATCAAGAATCAACTGCACGAGGATTTCAAGAAAGACAAGATTAAGAAAGCTATTGACCAGATTGAGTTGATGGCTGAGATCTACGGTACAGGTATTGGTGAGATCATTGTTAAGACTGAGAAGGAATACATTCCAGCTACTCAAGTCATTCCCGGTGTAGCTGGTGCAGCTGCCATTGGAGTGCAGGAGAAGGATCGCATCGCAGTTAAACTTAAACCTGTTAACCCTAAGAACTTCCTGATTGACCCTAACGCTGACTCTATTGATGATGCCTTAGGTATTGCCATTGAGAAGTATGTATCCATCCACAAGATTGTTGCAGGTATTGAAAGCGGTATCTACAAGAAAGTAGACATTACACCTCAGTTTGATGACTCTAAGCTTGAACCAACTCAAGAAGTACGTAACTTTGAGGATGACAAGGTTAAACTGTTAACCTATTACGGTTTAGTTCCTCGTGAGTACTTGGAAGACATGGAAGAGGGTGATAATGAGGTTGAGGACCTATTCCCGGAAGATTCTGTAGCTGATGAACACTCAGACTTGGTAGAGGCTATTGTCGTTATCGCTAACGATAGTGTACTGCTTAAAGCTGAAGCTAATCCTTACATGATGAAGGACCGTCCAGTTATAGCCTACCAAGACGATACAGTACCGGGACGCTTCTGGGGTCGTGGTACGATGGAGAAGGCCTACAATATGCAGAAGGCTATTGACGGTCAGCTACGTGCTCACATGGACTCCTTAGCCTTGACAACAGCACCTATGATTGCAATGGATGCTACCCGTCTTCCTCGTGGTGCTAAGTTTGAGATTAAGCCCGGTAAGGCCATTCTCACCAATGGAGCACCTTCGGAGATCTTGTATCCGTTCAAGTTCGGTCAGACTGATGGTAACTCAGCAGCTGCAGCGCAGAACTTTGAGCGTATGCTATTGCAAGCTACAGGTACAGTTGACAGCGCAGGTATGCCTTCGAACGTTCCTCGTGATGCTGGCGCTGGTGGAATGTCTATGGCTATGGCAGGTATCATCAAGAAGTACAAGCGTACCTTGAGTAACTTCCAAGAAGACTTCATGATCCCGTTCATTAACAAAGCTGCCTTCCGTTATATGCAGTTTGACAGTGAGCGTTATCCATCAACTGACATGAACTTCGTACCTACAGCTACCTTGGGTATCTTGGCACGAGAGTTTGAGCAGCAACAGATGATTGGACTCTTGCAGACACTAGGTCCTGACACTCCAGTATTGCCTTTGATCTTGAAAGGAATCCTGCAGAACAGTTCCTTGTCTAACCGTGGTGAGTTGATGCAAGCTTTGGATCAAATGTCCCAGCCTAATCCACAAGCTCAACAGGCTCAGCAAGCCCAGCAAGAGGCTGCAATGCAGTTGGCACAGGCTCAGGTGGCAGATCTTCAGTCTAAGGCTCAAAAACAGACCGCTGAAGCTCAGAAAACTATGGTTGAAGCTCAGATGATCCCTGAAGAGCATCGAGTTAAGGTCATTCAAGCTGCCGCAACGAACATTGATCAGAGCAGTGACTTCGATAAACGTTTGAAACTGGCTGACATCATGCTAAAAGAGAAGAGTGTTAACCTGAAAGCTGCAGATATTGCCTCCAATGAGCGTATTGCAAGCCTTCAAATGGTTAATAAAGCAATGAAACAATGAAATAGTTAACAAAATGCTTGACAAAGTGTTGTTTTTATGCTACAATAATACTATTGTTAAGACTTTAACCGAAGGATAAGCCAAATGGCCCCTGATTTACAGAAATATTACGAAGAAACCTTTAATACCATGAGTACTAAGGGTTGGGACTTCTTAATTGAAGACTTTGAAGAGATTAAGGCTAGTTTAAACGACTTATCAACTGTCACGGACACACAATCACTTTATTTCCGTAAGGGACAGTTAGATATTCTTGAATTAGTTTTAGGGCGTAAGGCTGTGTGTGAGAAGGTATACGAGGATCTACAGAATGGCTAACAGACTGTATGACTTTTTGTGTATCAACAACCACATAACCGAATCGCTGGTTGATAGTGATCATACGACTGCTAAATGCAAAGTATGTAGTAAGGACGCTATCAGGGTTGTATCCTCCCCAAGGATAAAGCTGGATGGTTGCTCAGGCGATTTCCCTTCAGCTTCCGACAGGTGGGTACAAGTACGGGCTGAAAAGCTCAAACAAGAAAAGAAACAGAACGCATCTCATGTAGGTGACTAACTCTGAATTCATTTATAACACTCCTAAAACCCTTTATGGGCAGGACGAAAGGTAGGTATGGCTCTCATTGATCATGAAGAACTGGGACAAAGCGAATTTGATGCGGTAGAAGAACAACAGGCAGCTCGACAGACAGAAGCTCCTGCACAGACTCAAGAAGATACTTCTTCTAAAGTTCCCGAAAAGTATCGGGGTAAAAGCTTAGAAGATATCGTGACAATGCACCAAGAGGCTGAGAAGCTAATTGGAAGGCAAGCTCAGGAAGTAGGTGAAGTTCGAAGACTAGCTGATGAGCTTTTGAAACAACAACTCTCACAGAAACAAGCGACACAGCCTCCAGCAGTAGAAAATGAGATAGACTTCTTTGAAGATCCTAAGTTAGCGATTCAAAAAGCGGTAGCAAATCATCCTGATGTATTGGCAGCGAAACAAGCTTCCTCACAACTAAGGCAAATTCAGACACAAGCAATGCTCAATAAGAAGCATCCTGATTTTGCAACCATTGTAAGCGATCCTGAGTTTCAAGACTGGGTTAGAGCCTCTCCCATGAGGCTTAATATCTACGCAATGGCTGATGCTAATTATGATTTTAACGCAGCTGATGAATTGGTTTCTACATTCAAACAGATCCGAACATCTAAAACACAACAAACGACAGATGCAGGTAACGCTGTACGCAAGCAAAACTTGACAGCAGCGGCAGTTGATGTAGGTGGAACTGGGGAATCATCCAAGAAAGTTTATCGTCGTGCCGACCTTATCCGGCTACGTATGACAGATCCCAACCGCTATGAAGCACTTGAACCTGAAATTCGAGCAGCCTATGCAGAGGGGCGGGTTAGATAAATTAAATTTTTAAACATTTTAGGAGAATTATAAATGCCTTTAGGTACAGCTCACGTAACAACTACAACCGCAGCAACGTTCATTCCAGAAATTTGGAGTGATGAGATTGTAGCAACATACAAGAAAAACTTGGTGTTGGCTAACTTGGTTAAGAAGATGAACTTCAAGGGTAAGAAAGGTGACACCGTTCACATTCCAGCCCCTACACGAGGTAACGCTTCTGCTAAGGCAGCTTCCACTCAAGTGACCTTGATTGCAGCTACTGAATCTGAAGTGGTTGTTTCCATTGATCAACACTATGAATATAGCCGTTTGATCGAAGATATTGTCGAAGCTCAGGCTTTGTCTTCACTGCGTAACTTCTACACTGAAGATGCAGGTTATGCTTTGGCTCGTCAAGTTGACACCTCTTTGGTTCAACTGGGCCGTGGCGTTCAAGGTGGTGGCGCTACAGCTGCTTACTCAGGTGCTTTCTCAGGCGCTGATGGTACTACAGCTTATGTTGCTGGTGCTAACACTGGTTTGGGTGCTCTGACTGATGCAGCTATTCGCCGCTCTATTCAGCGTTTGGATGACAACGACATTCCTATGGACGGTCGCTTCTTGATCATTCCTCCTTCAAGCCGTAACACTTTGATGGGCTTGGCTCGTTACACTGAACAAGCCTTCGTTGGTGAGTCCGGTGGTAGCAACACCATCCGTAACGGTGAAATTGGTAACTTGTACGGTACTCCCGTATTCGTGACCTCTAACGCTGATACTACCTCTGGTACTACAGCTTGCCGTATCGCTTTGATGGGCCACAAAGACTTCGCAGTCTTCGTTGAGCAGCAAGGCGTTCGTGCACAGACTCAGTACAAACAAGAGTACCTCGGTACATTGTTCACTGCTGATACTTTGTATGGCGTAAAAGAGTTGCGTGACAACGCAGCTGTTGCTTTGGCAGTTCCAGCCTAAGTAGCATAACCGCAACGTAGTGAGGATCTTTGTATTCTCGCTTCGCTGCGAGGGTTCCCTCTTCGGAGGGAGCCTTTTTCATACGCTATTAACTGATAGCTTATAAGAAAGGTATACAAGATCATGCAATTTAAATGTAAAGCTACAGGACTTATCTACAATTTTGAATTTGAAGTAGATATTCTTTCAATGCAAAAACATCCTGACTATGAGGTGGTTCCTAATGATGAATCAGTTCCTGATAATGAATCAGCTCAAGAAACAACTAAACCTGTCAAGACATCTAAGAAAGCTAAGGTAACACAAGATGAGATCAGTATCAACAGGGAACATACTAACAGCGGCAACTAAGACGACTGTATATACTGTACCTACTGGTTATTATGCTAAGTGGAATCTTTGCTATGTTGTTAACCACTCAGGTAATAACAAGTCTATTGATGCTATCTGGTATGATTCCAGCACTACAACTGAAATACACATATTAGATGCTTACGTTCTAAGCCCTACACAGTTTATTAAGTTTGATGGTGGTGCTTATATTGTACTTGAAGAGGGCGATCAAGTACGTATGGAGTCTGAAGCTGGCTCAACAATGAATACTGTTAATACGTTTGAGTTATATAGAAAAGGTGAATAAGAATCATGGCTATTAGACAAGACTTTTATTCTCCTAACTTTGAAGACATGGGTGGTTATGGTGGCTTGTTTACTAACAGCTCCGATAATCTTCAAGACTTTGAAAACTATGCGGCTCCTTTACCTAATTTAATGCCAGCGCCAGCTCCAGTAGCAGCTCCAGCGCCAGCGCCCGTAGCAACACCTTCAGTAGCAGCTCAAGGTCCTAGTAAACAAGATATTATTGATTCTCTTACACAGCAAATTAAAGCCCAAGGAACTACCGATAAGTGGACTGGTGGTTATGCTGCCGATGCTGCAGCTAAGGACATGGCTCGTATTCTTGCTGACACTGGAATTACAGATATTAACCAATTTGGTAAGGTTACTCGTCAAGTTGAAGAATACGTAGGTACTGATGATACTGGCACACCAATGTATCAGACCAGAACTGAGGAAACCTTTGGTAACAAACTAACTGGTCAAGCTGTTCCAAACACATATAGTGAACGTCAAAAGGGTAATGCTTGGGGTGGTACTTTTGAGGGTAAAGGCAACACAGGCTACCGAGTAGATTTCACTCCTGACGGCAAGCCAGTTTTCTACGCTACAGGCGCATCAAGTTCTGATATTGGCAAGGTTATGCCTATTGTCCAGTTGGCTTTGGCGGCTACTGGTGCAGGTGGTTTGTTAGGCAATGCTTTGTTAGGAGCAGGTGCTAATCAAGTGGCTGCTGGCGCATTGGGAGGTGCTTTGCTTGGTGGTGGTGCTTCTGCACTAACTGGTCAAGACATTCTCAAAGGTGCTTTGATAGGTGGTGCTGGCGGTGCTCTATCTGGCTATCTAAATCCTGCTACTGGTGATGTTACAGCCACACCAACAGCTAATTCTATCCCTGTTAGTGCTAATGACCTTGCTCAATTAGATATGTCTTTAGGTGGCGCAGGTGGTTTTTTTGGTGCTGCTGAGTTAGAGGCTGCACTAGCGACAGGTGCTCCAACAGTTACGAACACTGCGTTAACAGGTGGTAGCGGTGTTTTTACAAGTCCTGTTAGTGATGCGCTACTTTCAACAAATGTTACTCAACCTGCTGTTCCAATTGAGGCTGAAATTCCTGAAATGGTTGTGACTGCTCCTGCAGCAACTCCAGTACAAACTCCAATTGATCTAGGGATTGATTATTCGT